CGGTGTTCCAGTTGCCGGAGGTGTCGCCGGAGTTGTGGCGTATCGTGGACGCTGTTGCCCAGCAGTTCGACAAGCGCGTTGGCCTCACCGAACTCGCGTACGCTATGTCGTCGAGCCAGATACGGAGCGCCACAGAGGCCAACGTGAAGGCGGAGCAACTGTCTGTTCGTCCGGACGACATGGCGAATCGACTGGAGGACTCTATGAGCCTTCTGGCCCGCCGAGAGGCGCTGGCAGCCCGGTGGCTGCTCCGGCCGCAGGACGTGGAGTCCATCGTCGGTCCGCTGGGGGCTGCCGCATGGGGCCAGCACATCGCCAGCATGGACCCGGCGACGGTGGCCCGTGAGTTTGAGTACCGGGTAGAGGCGGGGTCAGCCCGCAAGCCCAACAAGGCCACCCGCGTCGAGCAGATGCAGGCGGCACTCCAGACGCTTGGCCCGATCCTGCAAGGGCTGGTTCCGATGGGGATGGTGGATCCGCTGAACGCCTTGATTTCTGACTGGGCCGACAGCCTGGACATCGACGCCAAGCCGTACCTGCTTCCGCCTCCGCCGCCACCGCCTCCTCCTCCCGGCCCTCCTGGAATGCCTCCAGGTCCGCCTGCTGGCCCAGAGGGTGCCGCACCCGATCAGCCGCCACCGATGCCAGAAGGTCCGCCCCCGCAGGTGCCGCCCGAGATGCAGCCGTGACAGGACAAGAACCTATAGGTGCCATGAAAACTGCCATTCAACTCCCGCCAGAGATTGCCGCCTCCAGTGCGGAGGTCCGCACGCACTACGCCCGCCTCATTGCGGACGGGCAGACGGAGCGGTTTGCGGCCATGTGCGCCCTGCGTCAGCCTCCTGGCACGCGAGGCAGCGACCGGGCTTTCATGCAGGGTCGGCTGGGCGGCGAGTGGCTCAACAACATTCCCCGCAAGCAGGCGGACTGGCTGATTGGGCAAGCCCGCGCCGCCGGGATCAACACCACCGGCAAGTTCTACATGGGCGGCATCGCGGACAAGCGGGGCCACCGCGACCCGGAGGCGTGGGTGGACTCGACCGCCGACATTCTGCGGGTCGCCAAGAAGCGCGACCTGGAGGTTCACGGCATCGTGGACTACGTGCCGCCGGAGAAGGGGCCGCCGAAGGAAGTGGACATCAATCCCCGCATCCTGCGTGAGCATGTCCGGGAAGAGATGAAGAACAACCCGAAACTCAAGCGTGGCGAGGCCATCGAGAAGGTGAAGGACCGCATCGTGCCCCACTGGAAAAGGAAGAAGAAGTAATGCCGAACAAGATCGAGCGACTCAACTCCGTGACGGGCACGTTCGTCGCCACGAACAGCACCAGCACCAGCCCCAAGATTCCGTTCGCTGCCGCAGCCGGCGGCGTGCTCATCGTGGACGCCGTGTCCAGTGCCACGACGCTTACGTGGCATGTCGCCTTCGGCCCGGAACTCACGCCCGTGCCGCTCAATGCGGACGGCTCGGGCGTGACCACGACCATTGCGGCCAACAACGCCTACACGCTGCCAGATGCCCTGTTCGCCGCTCCGTTCATCGTGGCGGTGACGAACGCGGGCACGGCGACGTTCCGCGTGAGCGTGAAGGGCTGATTATCCGGTCACGCAGGGGGCGTCGATGTACTACTGCGGGCAGGACATTCTAGAGTACCTGATGAACTCCGTTGGCGGCGGGGCTCAGGACAGCGAGCATCGCCTGCTGCGGGCCGCTGCACACCACGCCCACCGCGACGTGACGCACGCCCGCGACTGGAACTGGCACGTCACGACAGCCACCCTGACCACGCCCGACGCCGGCGGCGGTCCCGGCTTCACCTACACGCTGCCGGCGAATGTGCGGAACGTGGATTCCATCATCCCGCCCGTGACGAGTCCGTCGTCTGTGAAGTACGTCACGCCGATGGAGTGGACGCGACTCAACGTCGTGCTGCCGGAACTCAACTCGCCCATTCTGTGGACCGTCGTCAAGCATCCGACGCTCTACGACCGCTGGGCCTTGAAGGTCGTCGGCGACCCGGACATCACGCAAACGCTGACCTACACCTACCGGCGGAAGCCTGCCCCACTGCGGTACATGGGCTACGAGGCAGCGAGCCGGAATGGATCGCTGTCCACGACGGGGCTGGTGAAGCGTTACGGCACGGCCACCGCCTTTCCGGAGGGGCCAGCGGGGATCAACCCGTTCACGGCCGAAGAAATCATCGGGGTCGCAGGAAGTCTGGTGGGCACACCGCCCGCCAACGCCAAGACAGTCGTGTCGGACTACCTCGACGTGAGCGACACCATGTTCACGGCAGTGCTGTCCGGTGCAGAGGTGTGGGTCGCCAAGATGATGGGCAAGAACGTCGAGGGATCGCTGACCGTCTACGCCCGCGACCTGCGGATGGCCTTTGAGGCGGACGTGGTGGCGCCGCTCAGTGGTACTCGCCCAGACGGCATCGTTGTGAGCGGCCCGCGTTCACTTGGGTACTACTCGCCTTCGGGCGCAGACACGGGGGTGTAGTCGTGGCCGAAGCGATGTGGGCAGGACTGGTCACAAACGCCAGCCCGTATGCCATCCCTGCGGGCGCTGCCGTCGAGCAGACCAATATCGTCACGGCAACTCCCGGCCAACTCACCAGTCGCGGCGGCATGCGGCCGGTGTCGTTCGCGAGCGCGGCCCCAGAAATCCGGGACTGCTATCCATACATCTTCGGCAACGCCGCCAAGATGATTGTCCTGGACGCTTCTGGACAAGTGCGGTCATTGGCAACGCCAGCGTACGGCACAGCCCTGTCCAGCCCCATTGACCCATCGCTGTCTCCGTCCTCTGGGCAGGTGCAGAGCAGTTACACGGGGACGTTCCACGACCACGCAGGGGAGCCGCCGTCGTGACCGTCATTGCATCCGGCTTCAGTACGTCGCATCCGATTTCGTGCGCGCAGGGTCGCTACGGCGAACTGATTATCGCGCAGGGATTGGGCATCCAGCCCAAGCGATGGAATGGGGTCGGCACATCCACGAACGCTGGCATCGTGCCCCCAGCGACCGCACCGACGATCACGCTGAACACCACGAAGCGGTACTACGTCGCCCGCGCCGATGTTCACAAGCCCGGTGCCGTATACAACGCCGCCCCGTCCGTGACGTTCACCGCCCCCGCATCTCCTCCGGCCGGCTATCGGGCCGCAAAGGCCCAGTCCTACCTCAACCAGTCGGTCGTCAGCGAACTGGTTGTGACGGACGGCGGCAAGCACTACCCGGCTCCTCCGCCCATCGTCCTCAGTACCACGCACGGGACGGGAGCCGTGCTAACTCCCGTCATGGACGGCACGCCCCCCAATCCCGGCTCCATCACGCACTACGAGATGCTGCAAGGGCCGCCGTTCGATGACGAAACCGACTACATCGCAAGCCAGCGCACCGTGTACGCCGCATGGGGGGCAGTCGATATTCCGCTGACCAATGGCAGCGGGTCTGTGGCACGCACAGTCTCGGTCTACCACAACGCATGCGGTCTGGGGCCGAGTAACCTGACCAGTTATGTGCCGGTCACGACCACGCTGACGTACACCGTGAGCGGCGCCACAGGCACTGGCGCAGTGGCGCGAGTGAACTTCTACGGGCAGCGAGTCCTGGAGACGCAGTGCGTCGGCAGCACGCCGTTCGTGTTTTGGTCAGAGTCGCCGTTTGTCCGGTCCGTCACGGCCAAAACCGCCGGCACAGGATACTCGCAGACCGACCCAGTGCGGATCGAGATCACCAGCGGTTCCTCATGGAACGCCACCACAGGCGCGCGTGGTGCGCTGCCGGCCAACAAGACGATCATCATCGAAGGCTATCCGCCGGGCCACGCCAACAACACGTCCACGCCGCGATTCTCCATCAAGTCCATCACCATCACAAACGCCGGCAGCGGATACGTGGTTGCTCCGGAGATCCAGATCACGTCGGCGTCAGGCTTTGGCGCATACGCCACATGCAAGGTGACCAACGGGGCGATCTCATCCGTATCGCTAGAGTCTGGCGGCGGCGGCTACAAGACGCTCCCGCAGGTGTCTGCTGTCGCAGGCGGGGCGGAAGCGTTTGCAGTGGCCCGCCCGCACCTGCGTGGCAAGTACCAGTGCTACTACCGCTATGTAGACAACACGCCAGTTGCCAGTGGCGGTCCGATTCCCAGCAATCTGTCTCCCGTCCTGGAGGTGGACGCAGGAGAGGGGGCGCAGTCGATGGCGTGGAGCGTGACCGGGCCGAGCAATACGGATGGCCGCACGCTCACGGTGGAGTTGTGGCGGACAACGGGCGACCAAGCCCTCATGCTCTACCGGGTTGGCACCGAAGCCACGCTCACCGATGACCTAACCGACGAGGAGGTGCGGAATCCGGACCGGGTGGGGTATGCAGCCATGCCCATTGTGCTGCCAAACGGCGATCTAAACGCCATGCGGTTCAAGCCGCCGCCGAACGACAAGGCCGTCGTCGTGCGCTACCAGGACCGCTTCTGGTACGGCGTGGACACGGGCGGGGCCGAGCCGAACTCGATCTACTTTTCGGAGGTGGACGAGCCGGAGAGCGTTCCTGACATCAACGAACTCGTGCTTCAGCAGAACGCGAGGGACGGTGACGCCATCACGGCCTTGATCCCGTTTGGCGGCTCCATGCTCATCATGCAGTCGCGGCACGCCTACTCGCTGTCGTACAGCAAGCAGCCGCTTCGGGATGCCGACGTGTCGCCGATTGCCAACAGGGGTTGCTCCGGCCAGCGGTGCTGGGACATCTATGCAGGGGTCTGCTACGTGCTGGATCAGTACGGCGTGTACTCGATCTCGCCGCAGGGTGAGTTCAAGGACTTGTCGGCCCCCATTGACGACATCTTTCGCACGCAAGTGGACTGGGCTCTGGGCCGCAAGGGATGGAACTTCGTCCTCGTGGATGCCGTCCGCAAGGTCGTGCGGGTATTCGTAGCATTCAAGGCCGACGTTTCGACGGGATATCCGACCCGTGCCCTGTGCTACTCCATCGACACCAATACGTGGTGGATGGAACGGTATCCGCAGCGGATCTCCGCTGGTGCCGCAGTCCCGATGTCGAACGGAGACTACCGCTGCGTCTATGGGGCGTCGAGCGGTGCCTTCCTGCTCGACGAAGGGCGACTGGACTCGGCAGTCGGGGCCATCTCCACCGTGACCATCACGAACAAGGGGGCGGGGTATCGCACGCCTCCGACCGTGACCGTCTCCGGCGGCGTGGGGGCAGAACTCCAGGCTGTTATCAACGCCGAAGGGCAGGTCAGCGGCATCTGGATTCTGCATCAAGGGCACGGGTACTCCAGCGGCTCCGTTACCGTCTCGGCTCCCGACGACCCGAACTGCGCGGCACCCGTCCAGGCGACGGCCACCTTTGTCGCCGCCACCGGCTCGATGTTCCCTGTGTATCGCTACAAGACGGGTAACCGTGCTTTTCCAACGGACATGAACGCCAAGGGCGGTGGCTCCGGGCAGTCGCGCGATGTCAGCCTGACCTACAAGCCCCAGTCCGCGAAGTGCGACATCGCAGCACGCCTCTACTACAACAACTCGGCGCACGCTCGCCCCAACGTCGCCAACCGCAATCGCGGCGTGGGCTTTACGGCCAGCACCGTTGATGG